TAGAAAATAATTGCAGTTCGCGAATTGCGATTTGGTTTAATAGATACACCCCTTGAATGTATTTGTGGTGCATCTTGTCTTTTAGTGCTTGGTTGGTTAGGCGTTGCACTTTGTCACGCCTGTTCTGAAGTTGGCTCATAGTTGGTTGGTTTTTGGTTTATTTTACTAATGTTTCTGTTGGTTCTAAAAGTCCGCTTTGTATCATTAAAAAAGCTGTCTTTAAATTTGCGTCTTTGTATGATGCTTCTACTTTGTCCCAGCTAAAATATGTTTTGCCGTATTGCATATGGCGTGGCAATGAAGTTTTGGTAATTGTAATCATCCTATCAGTACACATAATGCTCCAAGTATTTTTTCCGAAAGTCAATTTGTAAAAGTTGTAAGTTGTCATAGGTTTGTTTTTGGTTTGGTTTATGAGGTTGATAGGATGCCTCGCCCCTTTTGGTTTGGTTAATGATTATTTGTATGTTCTGTATTTCATCCCTTTTTTGCTCAAGTTGCCGTAACCTACGGGGATACCCTTTGGGTAAAACGACCATCTGATAGTCTTGTATTCTTTTGAGAACCCTATGCCATGTTGCATAGTGCAAACCACTCTACCTTTGTCGGTTTGGTATTCTCTTGTTCTTACCGTGAACGTTCCGTTGTTTCTGATTTCTGTTTTCATAGTTTGGTTTTTTAGTTGGTTATTTAAATTAGATATGCAAATATAAACCAACTTTTTAATTCTGCAAACTTTTTCCAAACTTTTTTTAAACTTTTTTTTGCGAAAAAGACAATCACACAATGAAAACAGACTAAAAAAATACCTTAAAAAAGATGATTATTTGGCTAAAATAACGCCAGTAACGCCCAAAATAACGCCCAAACCTACACCACCAACGCCCCATCCAACCGACTTTATTAATGTTTTCCGCTTTTGGTACTTTAGTTGTTCCCTTAATTCGTTTCGATTATCAATGGCAATGTCTTTAGCCAAAGTGAGTAGGCTTATTGTTTCGTCTTTTAAGGCGATAACGGTATCGAGTGAGGCAATATACCTACGTGAAGCCAAAACTACGCTATCTGCCACGCTAATGACTTTATTTGAGTGGTCTAGTTCCGCTTTGTTCCTATCGTTTAATTCGATTTGTTTAATTAAGTCAATACGACTTACAAGTATGCTATCTGATTTGACTTGCCCATATACTTGTGAGGCTGTCATCAGCAACATTAAGGTTTCTATAAATAACTTTCGGTTTAACTTTGCGAAGGCTGTCATAGCTGTATTGTTTTAATTCTAAATCATGTTTTAATCCTGTAGCTTTCTTAATCGCTTTTAGTTCGTTGGCTTGGCTGACATCAATCGCACTTTCTAACCGTTCTATTTCTTCGTTTTGTTGCTCAATTAAAATATCCCTTGCATCCATCTTAGCGTCCGTTTGCCCACCGCAATAGCTTAAACTGGTAAATAGTAATATCAAAAGAAACATGGCGTAAATTGCCACTATCCAAGGGTGTTCTTTCATTGCTTATTTCTGTAGTGTGTTTTACCGCCAATCTTAACGGCTTCTAAAACTTGTTTACGGTTAACACCGTTTGCCCTCAAAGAAACGTGAACCCATGCAGGTTCGTTGCTATCTCCAAACTCCCAAATCAACTGGTCAAAATCTAAGTCGCTTTTAATAAATTCAAAGATTTGTTTGTTAGTTACGCCACCGAAAATGTCAGCATCAATATCAATAGCGCATCCGTTACAATGGTCACTATTAATTGAACCGCCTATCGCTTTGTTTATTTCTTTAGACCTAAAAAAAGAACTAATCCCAATTGGTTTGCCAAAGTGTTCACGAACTTTATCAAATACATTTGTCGCTACGTTCTTCATGGCTACCAACTGCCCATCATCGGGGATGTTGTTAATCTGTTTACGAATAGCGTAATCGCTTTTCGTTGCTTCTTTTAAACTCACATATTTGCTTATCTGCATAACTATTCTGATTTGCGTTCTAGCATATTAATTAACGGCTTTAGAATATCCAAGTTTGTAACTCCTTTTATATTCTCTCTCACGCTTTGCAATTCACTCACCGCAATAATAGCAACAACCGCTTTGACCATAAAATCAGCATCGCCATAATAACCGCCAATCACGTGAGAAATTAATATGGCTAAGAAGTAAGATAGCACCGCATAAAACTTTCTTATCATTTTATTGGATGTAATTAAATCGCCCTTTGTCTTTGCCGACATAATGCCACTAATAAAGTCAATTAAACTAATTGCAACAATTAAAAACAATGTTGATTGTAATGGTGCTAAATAAGTCAACACTGCCGCTAAAGCCAGTCCACCGTATTTGGAAGAAAGTAGTTTGAAATCTATCATAAGTTATCTACGAATGTTTGAGGGTCAATAAAGTTTTCTTCCGTTACCGTTTCGCTGTATGCCTTTATTGCATCCCATCCATTCCACCAATAGTTAATTATCAAAATCGCTTCATCGTAGTATTCGTTTTCGATATCGCTTAGGACTGCGTTTAATTCCCATTCACCAACGTATTCAGCATCAAACAACCTGCGCCTAAATTCTTCTTCGTGCAAAGCGTTTATTTCTGCAATGTGCGCTTGTTTATCCCATAAACTTGGTAATGATAACAAGTAATTTTCTAAAGAAATGGCATCATCAAAATATAAAATTTGACTTCCATTTGTATACTTATAATTTGTTACAATTTCCATAGCTCAATAGTATATAATGTTAAAAATGTAGATGCAGAAGTACTTTGAAATGCAATATTTAAATAATTATTCACAGTCCAATCAATGCCTGTAATGCTTCCTGTTGTACTTGCTCCTGATATTGCAGATAGGTCAGTAATAGCTGACACCGAACCAAGTAGTCCGTTTAAACCACTAGATTGAACATTGTATCTTCTATCTAAAGGTACTAGGTATTGATTTCCCGAAGATGCCGTTTGATATGACGCAATTAATACACCTGTGATAGTACCGCTACTTGTGTCAATCCTTGCTCTTATTAATCTAGAGGTAGAACCTGAGAAATTTTTTGCGGCTAATACACTAAACTTTAAAATGTCATTATTGGAAAATGTATTGGCTGGAATTAATATACTTTCCATAAAATAATCTTGATTAGGAAGTGTTGCTCCAACTGCACTTGCTCCCGAAAATTTACCTACAATTTTATTTTGCTTAGTATCCAATCCGTCAACTAACGCTTTTGTAGTTGCGTATGTTGTAGAACTTGACGCTGTAAAGCTATCTGATTTGTTGGCTACATCTTCGGGAGTGAAGCCTAAAGCGTTTTGTTTCCCATCAAAAGTTGACCAATCTGCGCTACTAAGTTTACCTGTATTTGTAGCACTTGCAGTAGGTAAATTGAACGTATGTGTTCCCGTTGCTGAATTAATTGCAAAATCAGTTCCACTTGTACCAACTGCTAAATTTTGAACTTGGTCAGTCAATCCGTTTAATGCCGTTATGCCCGTTGAAAATGTAGTTATAACTTGACACAAATGATTATCTTCTGTATGCAATTTAATTGTCCGACCGCTATTGTTTACATATATCCTAACTGCTAATCTATCGGTTGTTAATAATGCTGTTTGTGGAACTGCTAAAGCACTTACATATAAATCGGTAACCGTACCATTTGTAATACCTTCGGGAGTTGCTGAATTAGATGCAATTAAAGATAATGTCGTTCCGTTCCATTTGTATAATTCTACATAAAATGAAGGACTACCACCCCCACTTGATGCGCTAAAATAGGTTTCAAAATTCCAATTTCCTGCAGGTATCTCTAATAAGTTTGGGACATTTGCATCAGTTATAAAACTTTGAATATATCCGTTTGTGTTTATTGTAAAATCAGTTCCTGCACCTAATATAGGTACTCTATCCATTTCTTTAAATGCAACACCGCCAAATGTACCTTGACTTACTGAACCGTTTAAATAAAAAGACAATGAAGCACCACCGCCTGTTGACGCTGGAAAGTTAGCTAATGTTCCATCGCCCCTCACATATTGGCTAACTAAACCTGCACCTGTAACCGCTATATCACCACTTGAAGTAATTGGACTATTTGAAACGGTAAATGCACTTGGCATTGTTAAACCTACTGATGTTACTGTTCCATTTGTAATTTCATCCGTTGTGGCTATTGTGTAGCTTCCTGCCGCTTTATTTGGAAACTCTAATATAATGCCAGTAGTAGTTGCGTTTGTGTTCTTTAAATTACTTTCGTGTGCTCCGTTGCCTAATCCTAAAGAACCGTCATTGCCTATGTAAGCATAAGTGTCATTTGCATCGTTTGCCGTTCCAACATAGCTATCTGCAACTTCGCTATAAATTCCTGCCGTATCACCTACGGTTATTGCATTCGTTGTTATACTTCCCTCATCTGTTACTTGTTGAAGTGTTGGAACACTAGCAACTTGCAACGCCCAAACTGCCGCACTTGCTGTTTCGTCACTACATACATAAACATCTCCATTGTCTAATATCCATCTTGATCCAATAACAAACCCTTTAGTAATGTCATCGTTAACCGTTGGTGTAAATGTGAAGTTGTGGCTCACTTCTCGAATGGTAAAGCCATCTTGTTGCATGGTGTACAAACGCCCTGCTTCCCATTTCAATTCGTAGTCTAATGAACAAACTAGCGCAACTCCTTTTGCACCCCCATTTCCTGCATCGGTTACGCCCTTTCTTACTCGAGAACCGTTGTCGAAAAATATCTCATCCCCATCGCTGACAAATATATCTTCACCGCCTGTGGTGTTGCCCTCTACCAATACTTCGTTTAGTGTTTGATTTCCACCGCCACCGCCTTGCACCTGCACCCAATCGCCTTGCTCGTTTAGAAAGTAATCAGCTTCGCCACTTGGTGAGATACCTAAACAATCTTGTACTTCTTCGCAAATGTTACTAGGTAGTTGAGTAGCTGGAAACGTCAAAACAAGCGAAACGCTTTTTGTTTCCGCTTGAATAGTTGTTGCGCTAAAGGTGCAAACTATGTCAATTATCATTGCTAACCGAATTTACTACATCACATAATACAATGTCGGTTATTTTGTTGACCTTAAATCCTGCGTCAAAGTCAGCATCATCTACTTTCGCCACTACTTCAGCATATACACGCCCTGCAATAAAATTAGAACTTGCACCCAAAACAATCGCTTTGACTTTACCCAATAAACTGCTTACCACTTCCATTTCATTTAGTGCTATTTCAACTAAAATATTTTCACGCCT